GAGCGAGACGGCAGGGGATCCTACGCATACTATTCCCCTCACTCAACCATCCCCAAAAAGTGTTGATCTCCCAGAAACCCCCCCGTCACCTTCCAAAACGCAATGAGGTGGGGGGTATATATATTTGGAAAATCGAATAACCCTACTACCAGTAGGGGTGGTAATATTACCAGAGCGCTTGTAAGTTGTTGATTTTATTCAGGAAAAAAATGGGTTTTTGAAGTGAAGATAAAATATACGCCTACAAAGAGGGAGTTGGAGCGGATGAGAAAGCCTGGGCGGTTGACTGAGGCTCAATGTAAGGAGAAGGATATGACGGTTAAAGAGAGAAATGTATTTGATGCGATAGATATGTGGTGGAAGGAGTTTGGGTATGGGCCTTCTTATGATGATATTATGAGGATCACGGGCGATAAGGGTCGTGGTAACGTTCACAGGGTTATTGATAACTTGGTGAAGTTGGGTGTGTGTAAGAAGATCAAAGGCAAGGACAGGAGTGTTCGGCCTGTGTATATTAAATTTAGCGAGTTGGCATGAACGTAGAGCAGATGGAAGCAGCGATCCAGAACATGCCTCCCGAGATGGCGGAGGAGATGTGGGATATGTTTGAGGTCTACAAACAGAGCTTGAGCGTAGAAAAGGCCGCCGATGACTTTATGTTGTTCGTGAACGAGATGTGGCCGGGCTTTATACACGGACGTCATCATGAGCTGATGGCTGAGAAGTTTGAGGAGATCGCAAGCGGCAAGCTAAAGCGACTAATCATCAACATGCCTCCCCGTCATACGAAATCTGAATTTGCTTCCTTTATGTTACCCGCCTGGTTCTTGGGGAAGTATCCCGGTAAAAAAATTATCCAGACATCTAACACAGCTGAACTCGCGGTGGGTTTTGGTCGTAAGGTGAGGAACTTAGTAGCCTCCGAGACATACCACAAAATATTCCCATTCGTGAATCTGAGGTCAGACAGTAAAGCAGCTGGCCGGTGGTCTACGAATAAAGACGGAGAGTATTTCGCTATCGGTGTTGGCGGTACGGTAACGGGTAAAGGTGCAGACCTACTCATCATCGACGATCCCCATTCCGAACAAGAAGCAGCCCTTGCAGCCGGAGACCCATCCGTTTTCGATAAAGTCTATGAGTGGTATACATCCGGACCTCGTCAGCGTCTACAACCTGGTGGAGCTATTGTGGTCGTGATGACCCGTTGGGCGAAGAGAGACCTGACCGGCAGGATTGTTCAGTCCATGATCGACAGAGATGGAGAGAAGTGGGAGGTGATACAGCTACCGGCTATCATGCCGAGCGGTAAACCTTTATGGCCAGAGTTCTGGAGGATAGAGGAACTCGAAGCCTTGAAGTCTGAACTACCTGCTGCAAAGTGGAATGCGCAGTACATGCAATCCCCCACATCCGAGGAGGGTGCGATTGTGAAGCGAGAGTGGTGGAGGGTTTGGGATCAGGACCCCCCTGCTTGTGAATACATTATTCAATCTTGGGATACGGCCTTTACGAAGTCTGAGCGGGCTGACTATTCTGCTTGTACGACCTGGGGAGTTTTCTACATGAATGAGAACCCCCAAGACCCGAACGTGATTCTTCTCGATGCGTTTAAGGCTCGGATGGAGTTTCCTGAGTTGAAACAGGTGGCGTTAGAGGAATATAGGAATTGGCAGCCAGATGCGTTTATTGTTGAGGCGAAGGCGAGCGGAGCGCCGTTGATTTTTGAATTGAGGGCGATGGGAATTCCGGTGCAGGATTTTACTCCCAGCAGAGGAAATGATAAGATGGTGAGAATCAATTCAGTAGCAGATCTTTTTGCGAGTGGTAAAGTATGGGCACCGCCTACGAGATGGGCAGATGAGTTGATAGAAGAGATGGCTGCTTTCCCTAATTCAGATCACGATGACCTTGTGGACTCAACAACGCAGGCATTGCGCAGATTCAGACAGGGCGGGTTCCTCTCTTTGAATACCGACGAGAAAGATGAGCCGATCAATTTCCGTCGAAAAGCTGCATATTATTAAAGGAACATCATGATTGACAAGTCTCTCCATCAAGCACCAGCCGGACTCGAAAGTCTAGCCAACGAACCAATCGAGATTGAGATTGTCGATCCTGAAGCAGTCCACATCAAGGCAGGCGACCTCGAGATTGATATGGAGCAGGGCGAAGATGGCGACTTTAATGCAAATCTAGCCGATGAGATGAGTGAAGGAGCTCTGTCAACGTTGGCAGGAGATCTTGAAAAAGACATTAGTATGGACAAGAACTCCCGCAAAGAGTGGGAGAAAGCATACACAGAAGGCCTGAAATTACTGGGTCTTCATATGGAAGAAAGAACAGAACCCTGGGATGGCGCTTGCGGTGTCTTCCACCCCATGATCACAGAAGCGGTGGTTAGATTCCAGTCTGAGATGATTACCGAAACCTTCCCAGCTCAAGGTCCAGTCAGGACAAAGTTACTCGGAAAAGAAACCCCCCAACTCAAAGAGATCGCAACCAATGTCGAAGACGACATGAACAATGAGTTGACGGAAGTGATGAGAGAGTTCAGACCGGAACACGAGAGAATGTTGTGGTCACTTCCCGCAACGGGTTCTGCGTTCAAGAAGGTTTACTTTGACCCCAATCTGGGAAGACAAGTATCTATCTTTATCCCTGCCGAAGATATTATTCTCCCCTACGGCGCGACGGATATGGACACATGCTACCGAGTAACGCATGTAATGAGAAAGACCAAGAACGAGATTTTGAAATTACAAAACTCTGGTTTTTATCGCGATATTGAATTGCCTGAGCCTTCCCGAGCGAAGGAAGATATTCAGAGTGCAAAAGATAAAGAGACTGGGTTTAACGACCTGAGTGACGATAGATATACTTTATACGAGTGCCATGTAGACTTGGACCTCGATGGATTTCAAGATGTTGACGAAGATGGAAATGAAACGGGGATTATGTTCCCTTATGTCGTTACCATCATTAAGGGTACGAATGACATTTTATCCATCAGGAGGAATTGGAATGAAGGTGATACGCTCAGACTCAAGCGCCAGCATTTTGTCCACTACCAATACATACCCGGCTTTGGCGCTTACGGGTTCGGCCTCTTCCACCTCATTGGCGGGTTTGCTAAATCTGCCACCAGCATCATGCGACAACTCGTTGATGCAGGAACTCTTTCAAATCTGCCTGGGGGACTCAAGTCCAGGGGCCTGCGTATTAAGGGCGATGATACCCCAATTGCTCCGGGCGAATTCAGGGATGTAGATGTAGCGTCAGGAAATATCCGCGACTCTATTCTTCCTCTCCCCTATAAAGAACCCAGCCAAGTTCTTTACAGCTTACTCAATAACATCGTCGAAGAAGGCAGACGTTTTGCTGCTACTGCCGATATGTCTATATCAGATATGTCAGGCCAGGCTCCTGTAGGAACAACACTAGCTTTACTCGAGAGACAGCTAAAAGTATTGTCAGCTGTTCAAGCGCGTACACACTTCGCACTGAAGCAGGAGCTTAAACTTCTCAAGAACATCATCCGCGACTATACCGACCCAGACTATAAGTATGATCCTGAGTATGGCGGCAGAAAGTCTAAGAAGGCCGACTATGACATGGTGGATGTTATCCCCGTGTCTGATCCCAATGCGGCTACAATGTCTCAGCGCGTTGTTCAGTATCAGGCTGTGATTCAGATGGCTCAGATGGCGCCACAGATCTATGATCTGCCACAGCTGCACAGATCCATGTTGGATGTTTTAGGGATTAAAAATGCAGAAAAACTGGTTCCATTACCCGATGATCAAAAGCCTACGGATCCAGTATCTGAGAATCAAGCGGCGCTTAAAGGCAAGCCACTGAAAGCGTTTTTATTCCAGAATCATCAAGCGCACATTCAGGTCCACCAGTCCATGTTGCAGGATCCTGTAATCATGGCTGTTATTGGACAGAACCCCCAAGCTCAGCAAATCATGGCGGCTCTTCAGGCGCATATGGCCGAGCACATGGGTTATGTGTATAGACAGAATATCGAAGAACAGCTCGGAATGGCATTACCTCCCGAAGACGAGAAGATGTCTCCTCAACTCGAGACTGCATTGTCAGGCATGATGGCCCAGGCAGCTCAACAAGTTACACAACAACACCAAGCTCAAGCCGCACAACAGCAGGCCCAACAGCAAGCACAAGATCCTGTACTGCAAATGCAACAACAGGAATTGGCAATTGCCCAGCAAGAAGTGCAGATCAAAGCACAGAAGCAAGCGACTGAAGCTAAGTTGGCTGAAGGTAGATTGCAGCTTGATGCGATGAAAGTTGGCGTTGACATTAAGAAAGCCCAACATCAAATTGATTCAAGAGATGCCCAAGTTGGAGTTCAGACGGGTGTAGACATCGCCAAACACAGGGCGCAACAAGATCTTACGGCTCGCCAAGCCGCTTTAGAACATGGCAGAGAGTTGATGCAAACAGACATCGACGCCAAGAAAACAGCCTTGAAGCACGGTGAAAACCTGGCCGATAGACTGCATACCATTGGTAAAGAAAAGCTGGATAAAGAACAGCAACGCTTACAAATGGAACAGCAAGCACGGATCGCAAGGTCCCAACCAAAAGGAAAATCTAACGAATGATTGACCAATTCGCAAGCGTATTGCGCGAAAAAATACGAACTGACATGAACAATTATGCCGATGATATGGCTGGTGGTGCGTGTCGCTCTTTTGAAGAGTATCAAAAACTTTGCGGGGTGATTTCAGGCCTAGCCATCGCAGAGAGATACATTCTTGATTTGCTCAAAGAAAGCGAAGAAGATGAATAAAACTTGTTCGAGATGTAAACAGGTAAAACTTTTTGAATCTTTTTATAAGGCTTCAAAGACTAAGACTGGCTATTCTGATCGTTGCAAAGTTTGTGATCTTGAGTACCAACGCAATCGTAAGGCAAAAAAAGCTGAAGCAAATAAACGTTGGTATGAAAAAAATGGTCAAAAACAAAATGAAGCCAAGAGAATAAAGTCTAAAGAAAAAAGACTTGCACATCTTGAGGCAAAAGTTTTGGCCTTAGAAAACGTGGAAAATTGGAGAAAGCAACAAGCCAAGAGAGCTTTGCAAAAGAAAATTGCAACGCCCAAATGGGTTGATGCTGAACATCATTCAAGAATAGGAAAAATTTACGAAGCCGCCCAGAAACTTCAAGAATTAACCGGATCTATATATCACGTTGATCATATAGTTCCGCTTTTCTCCAAGGATGTATGCGGACTGCATGTATGGTGGAATTTGCAACCATTACCAGAGTCATACAACCTTGCAAAAAACAACGTGTTTGATCCAAATTTATTTTTGGAACAAGGCACTGTTGCGTTCCCGTCAACCGATGGGCTGACCGCCGCACAGTTTGTGGTGCTTAAAGAAAGTGAAGAAGATGAGTAATTTGATACTCCCCCCAGGCGTTTCCATGCCTGAAACCATCCAACCCGTGGAAGCCCCACAAGAAGATGCAACGCCTGAAGAAAAGGCGACCGTTCTACCAGAGCCAGCAGGTTACAAGATTCTTTGCGGAGTGCCCGACATTTCCGACAAGATTGACGGTACCGACTTGGATTTGGTTAGACCCTCCCAATTTGCAGCGCAAGAACAACACGCCACAACCGTATTGTTTGTGTTGAAAGTTGGCCCAGAGGCGTATTCAGATAAGACACGTTATCCATCAGGTCCTTGGTGCAAGCCTGGCGACTTTATCTTAACTCGTACTTATTCTGGTACGCGATTCAAAATCTTCGGCAAAGAGTTTCGTTTAATCAACGAAGATCAAGTCGATGCTGTAGTCCAGGATCCAAGAGGGATTAGTCGTGCGTAACGAACGACAAAAAGAAGCTAGGCGCAAGTACGAAGCAAGCGAGAAAGGCAAAGCTGCAAAGCGTCGCCATGAAGCTGCATACGTTGCGTCTGGCGGAAGAGCCAAGACAGAGGAGCGTAGAAGTATGAAACCTTTGTCTGAAGCTAGAAAAGCAGCCAGACGTAAATGGGCAGAAAACAACAAAGTTTATTTTACTGCTATGCGATCTTATCGCAGATCATTAGAAAAAAACTTAACCCCAGATGATTTTTGGGTGTTGCAAGAAGCCGTCAATTTGGCCAAGCTTAGAGAGCTAATTGTTGGTGGAAAATGGCATGTGGATCACATAATCCCCGTGTCAAAAGGTGGCGATAGCCAGCCCAATAATTTGCAAGTTGTTCCAGCTCTTTGGAATAGACAAAAGTCAAACGTACACACCGAGCGTTTTTTCGGTGCCGGAGAATTATCATGAACGACCAATTCAAATTTCCCGATGAAATTGAAAATGAAACTCCAGCTCCAACAGCTGAAGATGAAATTGAGATTGAAATCGTAGATGACACTCCCGAAAGGGATAGAGGCAAACAACCCTTAAACAAGGAAGTTGCCGACCCAACAGATGACGAGATTGCAAACTATTCACAGAATGTTCAAACTCGCATTAAAGAATTAACTCACGCCAGACATGACGAGAGACGTAAGGCTGAAGCAGCTTTGCGAGAGAAGCAAGAGCTCGAAAGACTGACCCAACAACTTCTTGAAGAGAATAACAATCTCAAAAAGAACGTTAATACAGGCCGCGAGATTATTGTTTCTTCTGCAAGAGAGAAGGCTGAAGCTGATTTGGTATTGGCAAGAAAACAGTACAAAGAAGCTCAAGAGGCTTATGACACTGATGCCATTATTGCGGCTCAAGAAGCTCTGGCAGAGGCCAAATGGAAGATCGAGAACCTAAAAAATTATCGAGCTACCCCTTTACAGGAAGACAAAACTCCTGTACAAAGTCAACCTAGACAGACTCAAACTGTACAACCGGACGAAAAATCCCTGCGCTGGCAGGCAAGAAACCAGTGGTTCGGATCGAATGGGTTTGAAGAAGTTACCAGCTACGCATTAGGGCTGCATCAAAAACTAGTCAATTCGGGCACAGACCCGCGTTCCGATGAATACTATGAACAAATAGATTCACGCGTCCGTTCAAAGTTCCCAGAAGTATTTGGTGAACCAGAACAAAAATCGGCACCTGCCGCAAAGCGTCCTTCAACGGTTGTTGCTCCTGCGTCAAGATCGACTGGCGTGAAAAAGGTTCAACTTACTCCGACGCAAGCTGCGTTAGTGAAGAAGTTTAATCTTGATCCCAAGAAATATTACCTTGAACAACAGAAATTGGAGGCACAAAATGGTTGATGTTAAAAAAACTCGTGATCTAGAAACCCGTGACAAGGAAGTTCGCAAGGACTATAAACCTGCGAGCACCCTGCCGGATCCTATACCGGAGCCTGGATATGTGTATCGTTACATAATGACGCACTTATTAGGCAAGCCCGACACCACTCGTTTGTCTCGCATGAGACGCGATGGCTGGGAACCAGTAAAGGCATCGGACCATCCTGAGTTGATGATTGAAGGAAATAACGAAGGAAACGTTGAGATTCAAGGATTGATTCTTTGCAAAAACAGCGTGGAAAATATGGAAGCATATAATCGTTATTACGCCAAGCAAGCAGCAGATCAGATGGAGTCAGTGGACAATAGTTTCATGAAAGACAATGATCCAAGAATGCGCAAGTTTTCGGAGAGAACCTCCACGACTAGCCGTTCTGGATTTTGATAGTTCTTATTTCAAAGGAAACTTAAATGGCTTACCCAATCGTCTCAGCCCCTTACGGGTTTAAAGCGGTCAGTGAGTTTGGTGGTTTACCCTATGCTGGTTCTACTCGCATGTATCCCATCGCTACTGGCTACTCTACCAACTTGTTCAATGGCGACATTGTTCAGTTGTCTGGTGGTACTATTGTTACCACCACCATGTCTGCTGCATCCTCACCCGGTACAGCAGTTGCAGGTACTTTAGGTATCTTTGTTGGCGCAGAGTACACAAACTCTTCAAGCCAAATCGTTCGCGGTCAATACTGGCCAGCAAGCACATCATCTAACTACGCAGTTGGATATGTGATTGATGATCCAAGAACCGTGTTCAAAGCTGCTGTTGTTGCTCAAGGTACTTCTTTGTCTAACACTGCTTCTACAATCGGCTATATCAACCCAACATTCATTGGCACCAATGTATACGCTATCACTGGCGGTACAGGTAGCACCATTACTGGTGACTCCGCAATGGCCATCTCTGGTGGTGTTGTTAGCTCTGGTACTTCTGGTAACACTCGCGTTACATCAGGATTGCCTTTCCGCGTTGTTGGCGTTGTACAAGACACAGCCGTTACCGTTTCAGCTACTGCTTCTACTTCTGGTTCAAGCACAACTGTGACATTGACTGCTGCTAATACAGCTATTCAACCTGGTATGCAACTGATTGCTCCAAGCGGCACAGGCTCTGCACAAGGTAACTACATTTATGTGGTTACAGTGTCTGGAACTACTGTGACTGTTAACAGCGCAGTAACGTTGGCCTCTGGTTCTTCAGTGGCTTTTGTAGGTTATCCCGAAGCATTAGTCGTATGGAACCAAGGTTTCCAGGGTATGACTAATGGCACTGGCGTTTAATTAAGGAGCACATAAATGGCTATTTCACGCGCACAACTATTGAAAGAGCTGCTCCCAGGCTTGAACGCTTTGTTCGGTTTGGAGTATGCACGTTACGGCGAAGAGCACAAAGAAATCTACGAAACAGAGAAATCTGAGCGTAGCTTTGAAGAAGAGACCAAATTGTCTGGTTTCTCTGCTGCTCCAGTCAAGGCTGAGGGTACTGCATTGTCTTATGACAACGCACAAGAAGCCTTCACAGCTCGTTATAACCACGAGACCATTGCTCTTGGATTCTCAATCACTGAAGAGGCGATTGAAGATAACTTGTACGACAGCTTGTCTGCTCGCTACACCAAAGGCTTGGCCCGCGCTATGGCTTATACCAAGCAAGTTAAGGCAGCTGCCGTATTGAACAATGGATTCAACCCCACCGTCGTTGGCGGTGATGGCGTGTCTTTGTTCTCTACAGCTCACCCCTTGGTTTCTGGTGGCACTAATGCCAACACTCCATCTACTCCTGCTGACTTGAATGAGACTTCTCTTGAGAATGCCGTTATTCAAATCGCAGCATGGACAGACGAGCGCGGCCTTTTGATCGCTGCACGTCCCAAGAAATTGATCGTTCCTCCAGCATTGATGTTCGTTGCTACTCGCCTCTTAGAGACTGAGTTGCGCGTTGGTACAAACAACAACGACATTAACGCATTGAAGAACAACGGTTCTATTCCTGAAGGCTACACTGTCAACCACTTCTTGACAGCGCCCAATGCATGGTTCTTGATCACTGACGTGCCTAACGGCCTCAAGCACTTTGAGCGTACACCTCTCCAGAATTCAATGGACGGGGACTTCGACACCGGCAACGTGCGTTACAAAGCCCGTGAGCGTTATAGCTTTGGCTATTCCGATCCACTCGGCGCATACGCTTCTTACTAATCAAATTAGGCATAAATGCTTGTTTGGAGGGCTCTCAAAAGGAGCCCTTTTTCTTGTGCTATAATTACCCGTGTCGTAATCAAGGAGTACATATGGAATATCCAAACACAAGAGAAGAAGCAAAGAAAACCGGCAGTAAGTACTATTTCACTGGACAACCTTGCAAACACGGACACATAGCTTTGCGAAAAACAAAAGGCGCATGTGTTGAGTGTTTAAAAGTTGAGTGGACCAAAGGCAATGAGACGCGGGCAGAATACTTTAAACAGTACAACCAATCTGAAGCCGGACAAAAAGCCAAGCGTGATTATTATGAGCGCAACAGAGAACAAGTTATTGCTAGAGCAGCTGCGCGTCCCGCGGAGCAACGTCGTTTACATAGAGAAAAATATAAAGCGCAGAATCCAGAGTTATATAAAGCACTAACGAGCGTTCGTAAACGGCGCCATAAAAACGCCACCCCAAAGTGGATTACAGCTGAGCAAAAGTTGGCGATGCGTGAGATGTATTTACAAGCTCAAAAGATAACCAAAATAACAGGCGAGCGATATGTTGTTGACCACATCATCCCATTGATTTCTCCTGAAGTTTGCGGCCTTCATGTGCCCTGGAATCTACGCGTAATTACTCAAGATGAGAACCTCAAAAAATCGAACAAACTTCTTGACACTCAACAGGAATAGTGTATATTGAGGGCTGTCTGGGACTTTTTCTCTTGTTGCCACTGGCCCAGCAGACGATGCAACGATTAACAAGAGACTTTTGCATAAGGAATTTATCATGGCACGCAGCACCTTCGAAGGCCCAATCCTATCGGGCGACAACCGTTTTGGACCCCAACGTGATGTTGGAACAGTTCTCTTGACCCAAAGCGCATTTTTGGATTTTTCAGTTACAACTCCCGGCACGCTTAACTACGGTGGCGCATCTGGTCAGTTTGTTTCATCTAATGGCATCCCCAATAACATCGGAACCATTTGGACACCCCAGTCTGGCGTGTTCAGCAATAGCGGTCCTACAGTAGCTTCAGCTCCTACAGCTGATGCAACAGGTACCAACTATCGCGGTGCTGTGTTCTTGATTCCCGCCAACTCAAACATCATTGACGTGATCATCGACCAAGGTACAACACCTACCGATGGAACAAATGCCGTTACATCTACACAGCCTTACATTTCCAACAACTTTGCAACGTCTGCTGGCGTGTATGCTACTTCTGCCGCTATCACAGCTGCAGGCCGTACAAACGCTACTTACACAGCGACTCAGCTGGACAATGCCAACGGCACATTGCAAGATGTTCAGAACATTCAGCCCGGCCAACAACCCACATGGTTCTCTCAAATCGTTGTGACTTTGAAGATGACAGTGGCAAGTTTGACTTCTGTAAACGCTGGTCAATTCAACATTACCATCCGTTACACACAAGCTGATCCCAACATCGGCAACGCTACAACTTACCCCTACGGTAACTTTGACTGATCTTCTGGGGGCTTCGGCCCCCGTCTTTAATTAAGGAGATTATTCATGGCAGCACAAAGCTCAAGTGGAATTCCTGGTACAAATAACCAATGGACTTCCATCACTCGCGAATCAAGAACAGAGCCCTTTGACCTGCAAGTTGCACGCGGTCAAATTGGTGGTCACTCTATTGTCAGTATTTTTGGTTACCAAGCAGCAGTTGGTACGACAGCAATTCCCGTTTGGGAAAATGCATCCACTTACACATACCCAACAAGCGCATCCACTTTGACAGTGGTCAGTTCATCTACATCAGATGTTTCTCCTGCGGCGGTGTTTGTAAATGGTTTGGATTCCAACTTCAACCCAGTATCTGAAGTGGTTGTACTGAATGGTACAACTGGCGTAACGACTTCAAAGTCTTACTTCAGAATTAACGGATTGCAAATGGTTGGCGTTGCTTCTGGTCAAACTTCCAATGTTGGAACTATTACCATTAAGCAGTCTACAAACACACTTGCTCAAATTAACCCAGGTATTGGTAAGTCACAAAGTACCATTTACACGGTTCCTGCCAACAATACTTTCTATTTGGATATTGCTGAAGTTAACTCATCAAACAGTTACACAAGCAGCACAATCCTTACCTACAAAGTACAAGCAATTAACAATGTAACCGGCGTGGCGTTAACGGTTTTACAGCAACCGTTTGTGGCCATTTACACAATCAACAGATCGACTGTGCCTTTTACTTATACTGAAAAGACTGACATTCAATGGCAGTTGGCCACAAGTACAAGTACGGTTGCAGCTGGCGTTGTGATTGCCGGTAAACTAATTGCGAATGCATAATCATGAGCACTCCAGCATGGCAACGCAAAGAAGGGAAGAATTCGAACGGTGGCTTAAACGCCAAGGGTCGGGCATCCGCAAAGAAGGAGGGGATGAATTTAAAAGCTCCCCAACCAGAGGGCGGATCAAGGAAGAAATCTTTCTGTGCCAGGATGGAAGGTATGAAAAAGAAATTGACGTCAGCAAAAACAGCCAACGACCCCAACAGCAGAATCAATAAGAGTTTGCGCGTTTGGAAATGTGCAGATGGCTGCGCTGTAAGAGGACACACTAAAGGCAGGATGGTTTAACATGGCTACAAAAAATGCTGGAGCTGGTAGAGGTTTTGTAAACCCACAACGTACCGACGAGCCCGATGAAACATATGTAACGCCTTCGCAGCGTTATGAGATGGAAAAAGAACGTCAAGAGCAAAAAGAGCAAGCTCAAAACGAGGCGGCCTACAATGAAGCCAGTCAAAGTATGGGTAAGAAGCGTGGCGGGAAAGTCAAACATCACGTTAAGCATCACGCCAAAGGCGGATCCGCTCATCACAGAGCAGATGGAATTGCTGAGCGTGGACACACCAAAGGCAGATACCTATAATGGACTCGATGGTATGGAATGCGATTCTCTCCTTACTTGTCGCCTTGCTAGGCTGGGTGTTGAGAGAGAAATCAGCCGAATTGCAACGCGTAACTATTTTGCTGAACAAGACTCGGGAAGAGATTGGCAAAGAGTATGTGAGCAGAGCAGAAGTCCATGCCGATATAAACAGAGTTCTGGACCGGTTGGACAGGCTGGAAAGCAAGATTGATAGGTTAATGGAGAGCGCACATGCCGTCAGTTAGCAAAAAGCAGCACAATTTCATGGAAGCGGTGGCTCACAGTCCAGCGTTCGCCAAGAAAGTAGGGGTCCCTCAAAATGTGGGGCAGGAGTTCAGTAAAGCGGACAAAGGCCGCACATTTAAACAAGGTGGAGATATGGAAAAGAAACACGAAATGCATCATCATCATATGAAGATGGCACATCATCACTTGAAAGAAGCGATGAAACACGGTGGTACAGCACATCACAAAGCTTACGCCAAAGGCGGTGAAGTTACTGGTATGCACGGTACTGAAGAAAAGCGCGGCATGACTACAGCCAAAATGGCTAAAGTCACAGCTGGTGGCATTAAAAAGCACGGTGAGCACTCAGTTCAAGAGCGTGGTCATACAAAGGCCATGATGCCTAAGATGGCTGGTTCTACAACTGGTATGAAGCGCGGCGGAGCTGCTAAACATCATCACAAAAAGTGAGGCATACCATGAAACATCACGAGCACCACGAGCACGTTCACCCAGCCGGCCATGAGTACCCCCATGAGCACAAGCACCATGTTCACCATATGAAGGAACATGAAGAAGGCGGTCACGTCCATCATCACCACCACTACAAAGAACATGCTGCTGGCCACAAGCTGCACCATGAAGTTGTAGAACACATGCACAAGCACCAAAAACACGGGGGTTAATCATGCCTATGATGCCAACAATGCCTAGAACTAGAGTGCCAATGGCTGCTCCTGTTACTCCATCTCCTATGGCTGGACGTATGCCGGTTAATCCTGCGATGGCTGCTCGCCGTCCTGGTGGCATGATGAAAAAAGGTGGTGTTGCTCACCGTGCGCACGAGCGTGCTGATGGTTGCTGCGAACGCGGCCACACCAAAGGCACAATCGTAGCCTGCAAAGGTGGGATGTACAAATGATGGCCAGTAGGGGTATGGGTGACATTAACCCGTCAAAAATGCCTGGTAAAAAGGTAATACATCGTAAGGATAAACCGAACGATGTAGATGTGTATGCTAAAGGGGGCGCGGTGTGGGATACACCAAGCCCCAAGAAAAAACACAAAAAGCTGAGCCCTGCAAAGAAAGCTGCTGCGAAAGCATCGGCCAAAAAGGCTGGGCGCCCCTACCCCAACTTAATTGACAACTTAAAGGTAATGAAATGAAACACCACTTTATCAATTTCTTGAGCGATGCTGGCCACTCCGTTTCCGGATATGAGCACAAACTCTTAGAAAAGTTTGCTGCATTTGTTGAGTCTTTTGAGGCTAAACAAAATGAGCCTGCTGTTGTTGCTCATGATCCTGTTGCTATCGAAGCGCCAGTAGTTGACACAATTTCAACTGGTAATATTACCAATACTGAAGAAAAATAAATGGCAACAACATCCGGCGTTGCGGCGTTTAATCTACAGCTTCCCGAGTTAGTCGAGGAGGCTTTTGAGCGTTGTGGTGGCGAATCCCGCTCGGGATATGATGTTAGGACGGCCCGTCGGTCATTGAATTTACTCTTTGCCGATTGGGCCAACCGTGGCATTAACATGTGGACGTTTGAGCAAGACGCCATTACATTGGTTCCTGGACAGCCAACTTATGCGCTGCCAGACGATACAGTGGATTTGCTTGAACACGTTATTAGAACTCAGCAAAACGTAGCCAACAACCAGGCCGATTTAACGATTACACGCATCAGTGTTTCTACTTATGCGACCATTCCAAATAAACTCATTCAAGGGCGCCCTATCCAAGTATGGATTCAGCGTCTTTCAGCCAATGATCAAGTCACTGCTGCCACTGTATATTCCGCTGTTGGCACAACGGACACCTCGATTGCCGTTAGTACCCTCAATGGATTACCAAATGCTGGTTTTATTAAGCTCGATTCCGAGCTGATTGGGTTCAACGAACTCCAGCCAGCCGCTAATGGCAGCCCTGCTTACCTCTTGAACTGCACTCGCGGGCAAGGAAACACCACAGCTGCTACGCACAACGCTGGTATTGCGGTCATTTTGTCGCAAAAGAACAGTATTACCGTGTGGCCAACCCCTGATTCATCGCAGGTTTACCAGTTTGTGTACTGGAGAATGCGCCGAGTACAAGATATGGGTGGCGGTACCAACATTGCTGACGTGCCATTTAGATTTGTTCCATGCTTGGTGGCTGGACTGTCCTATTACATGGCGTTAAAAGTACCAAATGCGCTGGAAAGATTACCAATTTTGAAGTCTCAATACGATGAGGCCTGGGAATTGGCGGCTGGTGAAGATCACGAGAAGGCTGCGGTGCGTTTTGTGCCACGCAGGATGTACATAGGCGGGAGTTACTGATCATGGGCAACAGGTTTGCCTCTGGTAAGAATGCGATTGCGGAGTGTGATCGTTGCGGGTTCCAATATAAGTTGACGGTTTTAAGAAAAGAGATCATTAAAACCAAGAATTACAACATATTGGTATGCCCCTCTTGCTGGGACCCAGATCAGCCTCAGTTGCAATTGGGCATGTACCCTGTAGATGACCCACAAGGACTGCGAGATCCGCGCCCTGACACCACCTATTACGCTTCTGGCGTGACTGCTGATGGAAGTATTGGCGGCGGTAGTAGAGTTTTTCAGTGGGGTTGGAATCCAGTTGGCGGAGCCAGTAGTTTTGATGCAGTTTTGACGCAAAACTATTTGATTCCAAACGTACAAGTGGGTACAGTTACAATAGTTACAACGTAGGAGCTAAAAATGGCTAAACATGACGATATTCAAGAAGACAAGAAGCTGATCAAGAAGGCTTTTGGTATGCACGATAAACAAGAGCATCCCGGCAAGCACACCGACTTGAGCAAACTCAAGAAGGGTGGCAAAATCCACAAAATGGCCAAAGGTGGCGTCACTGGTAAAGCCATGAGAGCTGTTGGCCGCAACTTGGCTCGCGCTCACAACCAAAAACCTGGGAGCAAATGATGGTTACTCAAGTTAAACCAACAACCAAAAACAGCCCCGCCATTCATAAGCCTACAAAGGTGTTTAATGGTTCTGCTGAAGAGTATGCTCGTCCACATACCATGAAGGATAAGCCCGTTCATCTTGAGGATGCAGGCACTGAGCCAAGCTTCAACAAGAAGAAAAACTGGGTTCCACTCAAAGGTGTAAGTATTACCATGAATGAAGAAGTCAAAGAGACTGGCATCAAGATTCGCGGTACTGGAGCAGCTACTAAAGGTGTGATGGCCAGAGGACCAATGGCGTGAATTACACTCAGCTTTCTCAATCAATTCAGGACTATACACAGAACTATGAAACCACTTTCGTAGAGTATATTCCCACGTTCATTGAGCAAGCTGAACAACGTATTTACAATTCCATCCAGTTCCCATCCATTCGCAAGAATGTGACTGGACCACTGACGCAACATAACCAATATTTGTCTTTGCCGCCTGACTTTTTGGCGGTTTATTCTTTGGCTGTTTATCAAGTCACCACGACCACTGCTACAGGAACGTCTGGTACTTATACCATCACGATTGGCTCAAACACCAATGTGGCTATTGGTCAGATCGTGACCGGGACAAACATTCCAAATGGCGCTACGGTTACAAACGTCAATGGCCTGGTCATTACTTTGAATTTAGCTTTGACTGGCACTGTTTCTGGGAATGTTACTTTCCAGGGCAGCTATCTGTATTTGCTTAACAAAGACGTTAACTTTATTCGTGAGACATATGGAAATCCAGTTTCTTACGGACTGCCGCAATATTATGCTTTGTTTGGACCGACTGTAACTGGTGGAACTATTACCACTGATTTGACTGTAATTCTTGGGCCAACTCCAGACACAAATTACATGTCTGAATTGCACTATTACTATTATCCTCAGTCAATCACAACAAGCGCAGATGGCACATCTTGGCTGGGTGATAACTTTGATTCTGTGCTGTTATACGGATCTCTTGTTGAGGCTTACACTTTCATGAAGGGTGAAGCTGACATGGTGACTTTATACACCCAGAGATATGCAGATGCATTGACATTGGCTAAACGTCTTGGCGATGGCATGGAACGTCGTGATGCCTACAGATCAGGACAAACAAGGGTTAATGTGCCATGAGCATAGTCCAGACCGTAACCACCAGTTTCAAAGTGCAGCTTGCTCAAGGGCTGCACAACTTTGGGCCGACCAGCCCAAACACTTTTTATATTGCGCTGTTTACATCTTCAGCCACAATCAATGCGTCAACAACGCAGTATTCAAACGCTCTGGTTGGAGAAGTAACAGGCGGGGGGTACACACAAGGTGGTCAACAACTTACCATCACGACAACTCCAACGTCTGGGGCCACAGGCGGCACGGTTGCATATTGGTCGTTTCAGAATATAGTGTGGAGTCCGGCTTCATTTACAGCTCGTGGTGCTCTGATTTACAATGCAAGTCAGAACAATGCATCAGTAGCAATTTTGGATTTTGGTTCAGACAAAGTCTGCAACTCATCATTCACGATTCAGTTTCCAGCAGTTACTAACACAAACGCAATTTTGAGGATCGCATAATGCTCGTTACAACTACCAAAGGCGAAATGGATGACTCCCTTCTTGAGAAAAAAGAAGGCGTAGTTGACGATGAAAATGAGTACACAACATGGGTTGAATACTGGTTGGATGGCGAGCTCGTGCACCGTTCAGCGCATGTAACTTT